AATCCTTGAGCAAACTCTATTGCAGCTTGTTCACGTCTTTCAGATTCTCGTAGTTTTTTAGTTAGTTTATCAATCCTTGATTGAACTTTTTTGCCGTAGTCATCCATCTCTCCTTGAGATGCACTTTCTTCCACTACAACTTCTTGTTCTTCCTGTGGTTGAGATGCTACTTCTTTTTCTTTTGCCTCTGGTATTTCCACATCAACTGATGGGCCATCTGATGGTAAGTCAATCATTTTGGCGTCAGCAGATTCTTGTGTCTCTACCTTTGGTTGTGCGTCTGCAGGCATTTATCCTCCTGTTTATCTAAATTGCAAGATATCCTCTGGGTCTTTTACCACAGCAATTATCTCGTCCTCGTTAAGTATTCTCACTTCACCACCTTCTATCCCAAACCTAGATCCTGCATAACGACCAAATATAATCCAATCATTAATTTTACACCAAGGTCCGTTTGGATACCTTTCTTTGTCTGTATAACATTCTGGTCCCATTTTAAGAACCAATCCTGTGACTGTTGTGTAGCCACGCTCTTCCATTGTTTGATCAGCTAATATTACACCACCTTTTGTTTTACCTTGTCCTTTGTATGGTAAAACCAATAAACGCCAACCTGTTGGATCTGGCAATCGTTCTAATACTTTTTCTGTAGGTAAGTGCTCTATCTCTTTTGTAGCATCTTCTTGTATTTTTTTAAGAAATTTATTTTCTTTTTCTTCTGCTACTTTGTTGTTTTCGTCAGCTTCTACTGACAAATCTTTTTCTTCTAACGCAAATCTACGTTTTGGTAGTTCCTTGTCTGTCATCGTTTTCCTCGTCTTTCTGCAGGTCTTGAATCTCCTGTTCCATTATTGCATAGGCCTTATATTCGCCTACGGTTTTATTGTATTCATCCCAGCTAGGTAATCCAGCTGCTATGACTTCTTTCAACTCTTCCTTGCGCGCTCTAATCCTTTTCAGGATTATGTAGATCGCAGTCTCATCTCTCATTAAAATAGTCTATATACTAACAGTTCCATTTACGCAAAGATTTATTTATTCTAGAATTAGGATCTCTGGCTGTCTTTGCACTAGTTCTTCTTTTCTTCATGCCTTCCATTCTTGCACAAAACGATTTACGACGTTTTGCAGCTTTAGATCCTTTCTTTAGTTTGGATGGTTTTGTTGTTACGGCAGTCTTTAATTTAGAACCAGGATTAGCTGCACGGTAAGATGCAACACCTTTTTTGTTTAAACCACCAGAAGGATTTTTACCTTCTTTTCTTTGCCACGCTGGTGTTTTAGCCATTCTTCTTTTTAATTATACTCTTTAAAGTTTTTGCTTGGCTAGCATGAGTTTTAGACGCTTTACTTAATCCCTTAATTACTTTTTTTACTTTCTTTATTTTATTCTTTTTCATTTTATTTTAAAGCTAGGGAATTCTTTTACTCTACCCGCATAGTAGCTTCTATAGCTAGGGTTAGATAGTTTTACACCATCATAAGATCCAGATATGTTTGGTCCAATATAACCACCAACAGCTTTCTTTATCGTTGCCACATTTGATGGTTTTGGTCCAGTGTTAGAAGCTTGTTGTTTTCTTTTTACAGCAGATGCCTTTTGACCTTTGCTCATGGCTCTAGCTTTCGCTATTGGCACACATTTAGGATACTTCTTTCTTTTCTCACCACCAGATCTACCACATTTAGGATATGATCCATCAGGTTTCTTATTGGCTATATCTACCCAATTTTCTTGTACCCAAGATCTAAGACCTTTCTTTGCCATTATGTAAAAAGTTTTGTTTCTTTTCTTTTACTTTTATCAACAGCTCCACAACCAGCAGCAACTATACTAGCACCACCGTTTGCAAAATTTACTTTTCTTTGACTAGAAACTTTTTTTCTAGATTGAGATATACCGTTGCTATTATAACCACCAGCAGCTTTTTTCTTTTTGCCACCTGGTGTTACTTTACCAGAACAGACGGCAGAGGCGTACATGTTTGCATAAGCACTAGGATATACCTTAAACTTACGCTTTGCTGCTGCTTTACCTCTAGGACATAGTTTACCCATTATTTTCTCTTAATGCCTCCTCTTCTCATTTTTTGAGCTTTTAGTTTATCAGCTGCTGCTTTTAAACCACCTTTCATATAGCCCATCATTTTATCATCTTTCATCATGCCACCGCCCATTTTTTTGACAGCGCCACCTTTTTTCTTAGCGACAACCTTGCCACCTCTTTTCTTGTAACCCATTTTGTTTCTAACTTTAGTTGGTAATTTAGCTAGACCAGGATTTTTTTTCTTGTCTACTTCTTTCATAGTTATTTCCCCTTTTTAAATAGTGACATTGCTGCAGGACCAGCTTTGACCCCAAAGCTTACTGAGCACGCCAAGTATAGTAAATGTTTATAATAATCTGGTAAAGAATGCAAGGCTTCAAAGCCTTCTTTTATGTGTGGTGTCCAACCAGGCACAAAAACTGCAATTGCAGGCGCCAGTAGGCAAATTAAAATCAGTTCGTCTTTCCAGCTTCCTTTCATTTGATCTACAGCTGATGCTTCCCATTTGATTTTACCTGCTGCTATGTCTTCGTTTCTTTTCTTCTCTGCTTGTATTTGAGCTATCTTGACTTCACCCTTTAATTTTTTGGTCTCTACGAAGCCTTTGATTCCATCTACGGCCACGCCTAATAATGGTTTTGCTAATAATTGCCACATGTTAATCTCCTACTATGCTTGCTAAGCCACCGTCTTTTTTACGCATGGCCATTTTTGTATATGGATTACCTCTATGTACATTAACCATGTATTGAAGTAAACGTAATTGTCCTGGTACCTTTTCTGCATCACCTAATTGTTTTGGTGACATTGGCATACCAGCTCCTAAATAAGCTCCATAACTACTCCCACCACCTGGGGTGATTGATCCACCTCCACCTCCTGTTGCAGGTTGTGGAAAAGAACTGCCACTCATGATTCCATAATATTTATCTATACTACCCAACAAAGGATGAACACCAGCTTCAAGATCTGAAAAAGTTCCTATGTTAGATTCTCCTGATTGCATTGCCTCCATAGGAGTAACAATACTGCCTTCCGCAATCATTTGATATAATTCAATTGGTAAAGTTGCTGGATTAGCAGGATCTACACCATAAAATTTTAAAGTTTCGTCACTAATAGCATATTTGTCTTTTAATTTTTCTAACAAACCTAATTTTTGCACTGTTTCAGGATCAACAGTTACAAAATTTAAATCTGATGCGTATGTATCTGTTGGAGAAGTATATGTATCTTTTAATGTATCAAATAAATCTTGATTTGCTTCATATACACCCACATCTTCATCTAGTTTAGGATCTTTAATAAACTTATATTCCTCCTTATCTGCAATACCACTTACATTTGTACCTACACCAGAAGTCGTGTTTACATTGCTACCAAAGTTTGTGCTTGATCCTCCACCAGGTGTTGTGGTTATACCACTTCCTGCAAAACCACCAGTTGTGCCTGTTGATGACCCAGATGAGGATCCACCATACAAATTTCTAATATAATCGTCTCTACTCATTATCTCATACCCATAATATATGGTAACATTTCGTTATCCATAAACTGATAGAAGTAATCTGGTACTTGCATTGGGAAGAATTGTCTGTAGTTTGCTTCGTAAGGATCAATAGACTCTATAAGTGATAATAATGCTTGATTACCATCATCAAAAGCAAACCCCTCTGGTAAATTCATCAATCTAGTTGGTCTGTAATCTAAATAACTTAGATCACCTAATAGTTCGTTTGTTCTCTTTGGTAACATGTTTCCAAGAAATGGTATGCCTGTCAAGGCTCCTACTGCTTTTTCTGCTGCAAATGGTATTGCTCTTTGAATACCAAATGATATAGGAAAGTTTTCTGCGTAATCTTTTGGATTAGTACGCATGTACATACCCATCATTTTTCTATACGGTTCGTGATATAACTTATCTAAAGCTCTACCTTGTGATGATGATAGTATGCCACCTTGTGTTGAACCAATAGCATCCAACGCTTGTTTTTTTAAATTTGTTCTAAATCTTGTAAAATCTTCACGTTCAGCTGTATTAGGATTAAAACTAGTCATGAAGTCACGCTCTTCACGTTCAGCAGCTGCACGTGCATCACGTGCAGCTTTTAAACTATTTAAAATAGCTCTTGATCTTCCGTCAATTTCGGCCATTAAGCACCCATCATTGACTGTAGGACAATGATAACAACTACAGCAACAATACCGGCTTTAATCCAGTCTTTCATGCTCCAGTCGCTCCACTCTTTTAAGTGAGCCCATAGGTCTTGTAATAACTTCATAGTTACCTCCTAATGTATAGTCACAGGAGAATCTAGATCCCCCTCATGACCGTTTAAATAATCGAAGGACTCTACAACAGATTGAAAGATAAAGGAAGTGTGTTCATTACCTAAAGCTTCAACATAATGTTGTCTAGTTACAGCTAATAAAGCCGCACAAACCAAGAGTTTGTCCTCAGATTGTCTAACTAATGTTTTTGCAAGAGCATCTATTTCTTGCATTGCGTCACTAATTTTCTTCACTTTCGTTATTTCGTCTGCCATTTACCCTCGCTGTTGTTTCGTTTTTCATCGCTTCTTTTGTCAAAGAAATGTTTTCTTTTAGATTGCCTAATGCATCTTTTGCAGCGCTATCTTCAATACGATTAGCTGTTTCCATTAATTTAATTGTAGTATCAGCTTCTATCTTATCGCGATCCATGTCAAGTCTTGCTGCATCCATAACTGTTTTAGTCTGCAAGTCTTGCTGACGTGACATAACTTCAGCTGCACGTAAATCAATCTCTTGTTGTTTTAATTTAACAAGTGGATCTTGTTGCTCACGTTTAGTTCTTTCTTCTTCATCACGTGCTAGTTGAGTTGTGATATCAGCCTCAATCTTTGCAATTGCATTTGCTTTTTCAACAGCCATTTGTTGTGCTTGCATTTGTAATTGCTGCATTGCTTGCGGATCCATTTGACTTTGTTGCATTGCCATTTGCAATTGTTGCTCTTGTTTAGCAAATTGTTTTTGTACCTGCATGCCTGCCATCGCAGCAATGTGCTCTGACATGTGTGCTTGTAGCATAGAATACAATGGTGGATTAATTTGCACCATTCTTGTAAACATAAATTCAGCATGCGCTTTCATGTGTGCTTGATGGTCTTGTTGTGGAAATACTTTTAATGGTTTGCTTTTCATGGCCATTGCGTTTTCTACAGCTGGACTCATCGGTGCTGGTTGATTTTGATCTGGTTTCAATATGGCATCAATATTATCCACACCCATTGCTTGATACATACGTCTGTATGCCTCACGTATATTGTGCATTGCTGGATTAGATTGTGCCAATTGTAATTGTTGTTGTGCCAACATAACACGTTGTGACATAGAAAATATATTCGGATCACTAACTGGTATGATGTCAACACGATCATCAAAGTCAGCTTGTTTAATCATTCTGTTACCACCAATGATCTGATATGGATATGATGGTGGTGTAAACATCTTGATTGAGCTTGCTAACAACTTAAATTCTTTTCGTTGTGAAAAATGTAATCTCTTTTGTATCGCACTCATGACTTTTGTGCCACGCTCTAGTAATGCGAGTGTTGTGCCAACAGGATTCTGTTCGTTACCTTCACCCATTTTCATGTCTGCTATGGCAGCAAAAGATTTACCTGCATCCACGGCAAAGCCTAGTAATGCAAATAAAACTTGTGACGGTTCTTTGTATGGTAATGGTAACAAAGATTCTTTAATAGATTGTCCTGTTACATCAACATCTCTAAACTCACCTGGTTGTAAAGGTTCATCGTGATCACGTATACGCATGCCACGTGCCTTGAAACCTGCTGGTAGATTGGCAAGAGTACCTGCATCAATTAACTGTCGCAAAACACTTGTTGCAGTTCTTGACAACCCACCTAACATGTGGATCAAGCCAAATCCATAAAAGCCTAACCCTGGGAGGAATTTGTAATGTACAAAATACTGTTTCTTTTTGAAATTAGGATCATTCGGTTCATAGTTTCTTCTAATAGACAATATCTTTGACGAGTATTGATCTATAGTCACTATGTATGGAAGTTTTATGCCAGATGTATCTTCAAACTCAGGCACATCTGCATCAAGGTGCATTTCTAAAATGACGTGCTCGTCATCATCACCCGCAGAAGTTGCGCCGTCTAGTTCATCTATCTTTTCTTCCACATCACCGTTTGTGCTCACTGATCCTGACGTAATTGGTACATCACGGTAAAATCCTGATACTTGTAATTTTCTCAACTCATTGGCTGACATTTTTACAATGTGTGTAATTCTTTCTGCGTGCTCCAAGTCTGTTGCTGCGTAATTTATTACACAGTCTTCACTTGATACAAACTTTGCAACGCAACGTTTTAGTATTTGATCGTAATAAACTTTTTTAAATGCAGAACCTGATAATGGTAAATAGAATAATAGTTGATCCATCTCTGGGTCATACTCTTCCATTACATTTAAAATGTAATAGTTCATGTATTCTTTTACACGTTCTGCTTGTTGTTCTACCATTGGTGATGCTTCACCAATAATTTGTGTACGTACGGGGCCGCTTGGGGGGAGGAGTTCCTTATAAGCTTGGGCTTGAAACTGTGTTACAGATTCTGCCAATAAGGGATGTACGACCCCTGACGCACCTTCGAAAGGTTGTGTTCGGTTTTCATATTTGAATCCCAACATATCGAGCCCTTTGATATAGGTATCTTCCCAATCTTTACGTGACTCTCTATCCCCTTCGAAATTATCTACCAAGTCTGTAGCAAACTTGGTTAACTTGTCATCATCAATATATTCTGCTAAATTTGCATCAAAAGGAATTTGTGATTGATCTATTGGTTGTTCGCCAGCAATCTCTGCACTTCCATCTTCTTGTATTTCAAAACCATCAAAAGTTACACTTTTTTCAAATTGTATTTCTTCACCTAATGGTTCAATATCCAACGCTTTTTCTACAGCGTCCATTGCTTTTTCTATTTGATTTTTTGTTTTATCTACCATTTACTATTCCACCCTTTGCATAAGCTGAAAATGTGTCTCTCACATTTTTGTTATCTTTTAGATTTAACATTTTGACTTGCCCAAAAACTCTTCCCTGATCATCCTTTATAACAGTATTTAACAAATTTGCACCTGTTTTTTTAGATGTTTCTTTTAAAGCACCATTGAGTATAGG